TGCAGGAATACTAAAGACTGCTGTTTGTTCTGTTGCTTGATTTTCTGAATCTGTTATAAAAAGACATCTTTCAAAAATTTGAGTTCTATCAATTCCTGTTGCGTCCGCTACTGTTACACTTGCAAACCCTGCTGCTGAAATATAAGATTTAATTATACAATCTCTAAATATATTTCTAGTTGCAGCACTGTCAAAAAGTATCTCTGTCGCGTCTGCGTCTCTTGCAATAGTGTCAAGACCAATAACACAATTTTGAAATAAATTTTCAGCTCCACCGTCAATCTTTAACGATGCCGCCCCTGCTGCACTCATTGTCGCATTGCCTATACCTGCAAACTCTACATTATAAAATTTATTCCTTTCCCCTGTGACTAAGGCATTTACAAGGCTTGTTGCATCTGCAACGCCTTGATTGATTCTGATATTAGCTATAATATTGTTTGACCCGCTAAATGTTACCAAGTTTGTAACCGCAGTTGCTGTTGAAAGCTGAGTTATTCTACAACGTTTTCCTTCTAATACATCTGGACAGAATCCAAAAAGATGTGTCGCCGACTTTGCCCAAGCAAAAGCAGCTGAAAGCTCGTGTTTACTTGAATTGGTTTTACCAATCCATATTACACAATCATTCTTGTTAGTTGTTGTTGCTGCATATGCAGTTTCTAAATCATCGAAAGGTTTTTGAAGTGTACCATCGCCTGTTGCTAACCCATCAACAGGATCGAAAAAAAAGACATCATTTGGAATAATATTGTATTGCTTAACAATGTCTGCAATAATAGCATCTACTAATCTTCCCATTTTTTACCTACTTATTTTATTCGGATTTTTAAGACTGAAATTTCAACTCTACAAGCATACTTTTCCAGAATATATTATACTATATATTATTTAAGTACTTTTTGTCAATAAAAACTTATAAAATACTCCAATTTATCCACTCTTCTTCAGCTTCACATCGAGCTATTACATATCCTTCAGCTAAATCTGGCGACTTTTTCCCTGCCTTCTTATCAATCTGTATTTTTCCGCTTGGACTTAGTTTATGCAAAGGCTGAGAAAGTTGATTCATAAATTTATTGAAAAGTGGATTTTTAGCTACCTCTTCATTTATATGTATTACCTTAGACTTGTCGCACTCTTTACCCTCTACAAATCTATAAGTATTTATAAATTCTTCCCTTATTTTCCAATAAGCTTGTGCTTTCGCGTTTTCAAACAATCTATTATTTGGAATATCATTAAAATCTGATTGATTAGGACGCATTACAGACCCTCCAGCATTCCAGCCTATAAGTTTAATATTTAATGTTGACCCTTCTATTAATTGCTTAAGCCTTATTTTTGCGCCAGCACCTATACCAATAGCATCATATTTTATTACATTGGCTTTTAACTTTGCAGCATTATTAAAAGTTCTTTCTGCCGCATCGTTAATATCCCCATCATGCCACATATCAAAAAATTCAATATCATTTCCATCAACCAATACATTACTTTTCATGTCTGACCCATCATCAGCAACATCAAAGCCTAATACTCGCATTCCCTTGTTAATATAATCATGCCTTGTAGAAGCCTTGATCCACGTAGACTGTATGACAACATTCTGTACAGATGCTTGCGGATTCCTGTTTATATTCATTTCAAAAAGATGTAAAGTTCCCTGCATTTCAGCTTGTTTCTTTTTTTTATCATATATTTCTTGATTATGCATAGGATTATCCCACCATTCAATTACAAAAACTGGTATTGAATTTGATGACACCTTATTAAAAAATAGGGTATTAGTCCCATTATGCGTACTTATATCTATAATGCAGTCTGAATATTCAACGAGTCCACTTTCAACAATTTCCGGATGTTCATAGAACGCCGCTTCATCACAAAAAATAATCGACTTCCTCCCGCCACTCGGCCTTTCTCCGCTTATTCCAGATATTGTACTCATCCCATTTTTGATCAACATAAATCCTACATTTATACCTTGTGTAAACTCCCTAGGTAGATTGTTAATAATGAACCTAGTTTTCTCCATTAGTGAGTCTATATCGCCTCTTTTATCAACGGCATCTGCCTTATATGAATACAACCCTACAGCTACGTCATTATGAAATATCAATAGCCATACCGAAAAAGCTATAGAACACCATGTAGCCCCTACATCTCGTGCCTTATCTACTGCTCCTTTTTCCTTTGTTATATACATATTCCAAAGCCATCGTATATATTCTTCCTGTTTTTCAAATAACTCAAAAGGAATAATCTTATCATTAGGTAGTCTGGGATCATAAGTCATTACAAAGCGGTTAATGAAGTCAATACATGATTCTACGGTAGGTATTCTATATAACTCTATATACTTGTCTATCTTTTCAATACTTTTAAGTCTTTCTATGTAACTTATTTTCATTTAAACTTATTTATTATATTTCTAATAATGCAACCTAACCAGAATACCCTCCACTTATATGACTTATATATTATTATTATCTGGCTAGGCTTTGTTAGATTATAGTCTGATAATGATTTACAATAATCGTTAAAGGTGTTTAATTTCTTCCAGTTCATTTTTTACCTTTTTGGGCTTTTCATTAACTTGCTTCCTTACATCGTTTAAAATATTATTAAAGTGTTGCTGATTTTCTACACTAATGCGTTTTTTAACCTTCAAGTAATGTTCGGTTAATCTATCTAGGTCAATTTTATCATAACATTCAGTATCTATATGATTGATGCCTATTGCGGAAAACATATTTCTAATTTCGTCTCCTATCATTACAAAGTTGTCTATATTATTGTACTCTTTCAAACAAATATCACATTTATATACTATCATTTATGCCTCACTTAAAAAATATTATACCAAAGTCATTAAACATGTTAATATCAGTCTTTTCTAATGATGGTATACCTAGTTTAACTTGATTTGTTATACTAAAAAGCTCGTCCATAGTTAATTCTTTAAAATTAAGCTTTTTTATATGATCAATAAGCTCTTTTTTTTCTTCAGGCAAAAATTGTTCATTACGATCAATAAAGTAAATATCCTTGTCTTCTAGTTCTACGAGATCAATATTATACTTCTTATAGAATCTATATTGCCATTTACCTTTATTATAATCTAATTTAACGTGTTTCGGGTAATAATCATACTTGAAAAATACGTCTGTAGTCGAATAAATGGGCTTAACTCCTTTGAATATTTCTGCAAAGTCACTTACATTAAACCCATCACAATAGACAAAAAGCCTATCATTAGGCTCTGTTTCAAGTAATAGTCTCATTTTATTTCTATAAGCGTATTGAATAGCTATATCAATCAAGTTTTTCATTATTGCCGCCTAAATCATCTATTTTTAAGTTACATGCAATATTATACTTCCCGTCAAGTGTTTTTGCTTTGCCTATCCGGTCAATCCAGTATTGTTTCTTCTTAATAAATAAATAAGACATAACCTTTTTAATGTGTTTAATCTTATCCTCATTTGTCATTCTTTATATCCTGTTGAATTTTCTTATATAACTCTTTTGCTTCTTCTTCGGTTAAAGCTGAATAATCAATGTTTAAATTGACATTCTTTGAATTAAAGTCAACCTCTGATTTATCTTTCCACCCCCTATTTTTTAACGCAAATATTGCGCCTACTGGTCTACTTCCGTATAACTGCTCTTCAGCAAATTGTTCACACTGTAATAACGCCCTTTTTATTGTGTAAGAAAATTTATCTGTTTTTTCCATATCATAAATAGATTGTCTACTTGCAAACCCTAAATTATAAGCTAGTCCGCACACAGTAGGAGGTTTAACGTCTAAAACCGGCTTTCCTTTCTTGTCAAATACTATTTTGCCTGATTCATCTTTTAGGGGGAAAACACCACATATTTGATTGAAATAGTTATCTATCTTAATTTGAAGCTCTTCAACTGTTTTATATTTTGGCGTCCGTCCCATTTATATGTCCTATTTTAACACATTCGTTCTGTATAATCTTTATAGTTCTCTATTATTATTTTAATCTCTCTATGTGTAATTACCTTGTTATACCTATTTAATACGTTATATATTTCTTGTTCTTTTAAGCCTTTGTTTATAAGATGTTCTATAAATTCTCTATTCCCTGTATTCATATTTAATCCTTAAGGCTAAAATTAAAACTTCCTTTAAGCTGTATCATTGTATCACAGTCACATTTCCAGTTATAGTAATGATCGTATATTTCTTGAGATATTTCTATTTCTTTCTTACAATTAGGGCATTTAATTATCATATTTCCTTTATTATTTGTTTATCTAGTTCTATTATTTTATCTAATAAAAATAATAATAAACTGTGTATTTGTTTTGAATGCTTTAAATCGTCTTCATGTGAATTCCTTTCTTCTTCATCATTCATTATATTTTCTAGCCATTCTATGCATCCAAAATCTTTTTCAATCTCTTTCCATC